TTATTTGCCGAATACCATTTGGAAAAGAGCCTGGACGAGGACAAGGTGCGCGAGGATTATCCCGACGCCATTGAAGCCGTTAAACAGGGATTGCTCACGTTCGACGATAACCAGTCGCCATCGCTGAAGCTGAAGAAACCCATAAAAACCGAAAGCGGCGATGTCGCTTTGGCGGATATCAAGTTCCGCACCCGCATCGTGACCAGCGAGCAGGAAAGCATCGCCAAGGGCATCGACATTAAGAACGACATGCTGCGTTTCGTGAACAAACTGAAATCCGCATATATCAGCCAGCCAAAGGCGATGCTCGACAAGTTCGGCAAGTTCGACCTCCGCGTGATCGAACAGGTCGTCTCGGTTTTTTAGAGGACTTGCCCGATGATATGTCGGTGTACATCAAAGCCGTATGCCGCCATTATAGTTGGGCAAGTCCGCTCTGCGTAAGCCAGATGTATTGCGATGCAAAGGACATCCACGGCATTATCTACTGGTTTAACGACCTGGTAGATCAATTGCCAAAAAACAACGATAAAAACAGGTAATGAATGCCCGCTTCTTTAACCATACCCTCTACCTTTACCGCTGTTGATAAGTTTTCGACGGTCATAGCCAATATGACCCGTAACATGGGAAAGTTCACCCAAAAAGCGGGTACGCAGTTTCTCAGGTTCAATCAAAAGGTTAATAATTTTTTCAAGCTTAGCGACATAAAGAAGCAGCTGCTGAGCTATGCCAGCACGGCCGTTCTGGTTGGAGGGATAGTCAGCGGAGTGGTGTTTGCCGGAAAGTCTCTTTTGGATTACGGCGATAACGTCGCCAAGGTCCATAGCATCCTGAACCAACTGACCGACCAGGGTTTTAAACCCTTCCAGGATCAGATCGATAAGGTGGCCAGCAAGATGCAATACAGCTCGGTAGAGGTGGCAGCATCATTCCAAAAGATCGCTGAGCTGAATATCGACCTCGCCAAGACGCCCGAAAGCCTCGCGGCAGTTTCTACGGCAGCGATCACCCTATCCCGCGCTGCCGGCATGGAGCTTTTCCCGGCCACGGAAAGTTTGGTAGCCATCATGGCACAGTTCCATTTACAGGGCACCGATGCTAACCGCGTGATCAATACGCTGGCGGCCGGTTTAAAATACGGATCGGCGACGATACAGGATCAAACTGATGCTTTTAAAAACTGGGGCACCGTGGCGAAGTCGGCCAACCTGTCGATCGAGCAGGCCGTCGCGCTGACGCAAACGCTCGGCAAATACCAACTGAAAGGCGAAGAGGCCGGTACGGCGCTACGTGGTACCATCATCCGCCTGCAAAAGGCGCACCTGGGCTATGCCAGCGGTATCTTTAACGTGAACGACGCTTTAGGCGAGGCCAATAAGCATTACGACCGTTTGGCGCGTGCCCGCGACAAGGATAACTACCTGATCAGGCTATTCGGCATCCGGCAGATCACCGCTGGGCGTATTTTACTGCAAAATACCGGGCTGATCAACGACCTTACCCAGCGGGTAACCGGCAGCAACCAGGCGTTTGAGCAGGCGGCTATCCGGACAGATACCGTCAGCGGCGCATGGCAGCGGCTCACCGCGCAGTTTATCAATTACCTGACCCGCAGCGACGATATCCGCAGCGGCGCCGTAAAGCTAAAAAACGCCCTTCGGTGGGTGGCCGATAATATGGATTTCATCGTCAATGCCGTGATCTCCGCCGTGAAGTGGTTCGCGATCTTTAAAGTGGGCATGTGGGCCGTAGCTGCCGCCATCAAGCTGTTCAATCTTTACCAGGCCGCATCGATCATCGTCAGCGGTGCAGCTACCGCCGCAACGGCTGCTCAAACCCTCGTGATAGGTGGCTTTGGCGCTGCGATCAGCGGCGTAACGGCCGAACTTGGCGCGGCTAACGTTGCGGCAACCGGCTTCTTTGCCACCTTGAGCGAGTTTGTAATACCGGCCGCATTGGTGGCTTTGGGCGGATTGGCTATCTGGAAAACATTAAACCATCCGAAATGGATGGACGGCCAGTTTGCCGACGGCATGCCAAAGCCGCAATACTTCGATGCGAAAACGCCGTCAAGCATGGCCAACCCCTTCCGCAATAAGCAGGAAGAGAACGCCTACCAGGCTTGGTGGGTAAAAGGTGCGCAAACGGGCACCGACAGGAATACGCTGACGCGGAGCATCTTTGATAAAGATCATGGCAGCGAATACAGCCAGGATAAGTTCGGCGCGCTGGACTTGTCGGGGTTAAAAAATATCCCGCAGCCGCAGGAGCAGACGGTCCACATTATACTGAATGACCCTGCCGGCAATGTTAAGGATATCAAAACAAATACCGGTGCAGGCATCCGGGTGACTGTGACGCCGACATCAGGGATTCAAGGTAAGAAGTAGCAAGCCTCACCCCCAACCCCTCTCCAGTAGAGAGGGGAGTTAGAAGCGACAAACTATGATAAGCAACACACTAAAAGACGAGATCAAAACAGCACTGGAGAACTTCGGTTACCGGTCAAACGGATCGAATATAGAACTGGTATACCAGACATACCTGGGTGGAAGGTTTAGCAGCATCCGTTCGGCCATCATGGAATTGAGAAATATGTTAAAACGATAAAATGAGCAGCGCACTGGATATCAACCTGTACGAAAGCGGCAGCGGCGGCGATATCACCATCTCGAATGCCGACATCTTGCTGGGTGCGCAGCTGTTCATGCAGCCGTTTTTGGCGCTGTTTGGCGGCAATACCGAGGCCAGTACGCGCGGCGATGAAGTGGCAGGGCAAATACGGTATGATTGGTGGGGAAACGCACTGCTGCTTGCCGATAACGCCGCACGGCAGTTCAACTCCAATACGGAACGGGCCTTGTTAAACAACGCCCTGACCAGCACCGGCCGCACCAATATCATCAACGCCGTAAAAAGCGACCTAAAGTACCTGGCGGATACCGCCGGCGTGACGGTGGATGCCGCGATACTGTCGGTCAACAAATTGCAGATCATCATTACCCTGACCGACACGGTTACCGGCCAAACCACCGCCCAGCAAATGACCTGGGACGCGGCGAAGCAGGAGCTGGTGATCGAACAAGTTATTTAGAACCAACACATTAAAATGAAAGCTATCCCATCCATACAAACGCTTTATACCAACCTGGCATCCGACCTTAAAAACAAGCTCGGCATTATCGCCTCGGCGGTGCTGAAGCTGGCGATCGATGCCCTGGCGTCGGTACTGGCCGGGATGCTCAAGCTATGCTATATCTACCTGGTCGATGTACAAAACAACCTGTTCCCCGATACGGCGGATATCGCGGCCAATGGCGGACAGCTGGAGCGCATGGGTATGATCTGGCTGAAGCGGATGCCGTACCCTGCTACGGATGGTTACTATACTGCTTCGGTGACCGGCACGGCCGGCTCGGTGATACCCGCGCAGGTGACATTTAAATCGAACGACAATACGCTTAGTCCCGGTTTCCTGTATATCCTCGACAACGCCTATACATTGACCGGCAGCGGTGATGTGATCGCGCTGCGGGCACTGAACGCCGGCGAGGACTTTGCACTCAACATCGGCGACGGCCTGACAGCCACGCAGCCGCTGCTGGGTGTTAACCAGGGCGTAACCATCGCCTCGATCACCACGGCGCCCACGAATGCCGAGGATACCGAGCTTTACCGGCAGCAGATACTGGATGCCATCATCCTGGAACCGCAGGGCGGCTCCAAAGCAGACTATAGGATATGGTCGGCCGATGCAGCCGGCGTGCAGCGCGTTTTTCCGCAGTTGAAGGCCGGCGACGCCGGGACGGTGCAGGTGTATGTGGAAGCCACGCCTGCCGACAGCACAGACGGCAAAGGAACGCCATCCGGTACGCTGATCACCGCGGTAACCACTGTGATCAACACCGATCCGGATGAGAGCGTCGATACCAACGACCGTGCGCGATTACCCTTGCAGGCGGCGCTGGAAGTGCTGGCCATTTCGCCGGTACCGGTAGATGTGGCCATCGCCGGGCTGGAAACCGACACGTCCGACATCCGCGCGGCCATTTCGGCGAACCTCGCTTCGTTTTTGTTCAGCGTGCGGCCGTATATCGCCGGGTGCGACCTGCCGAGGGATAAGAACGACATCCTAACCACGGTAAAGGTTCAAAGCGTGGTAACCGACACGATCGGCAATACCAACAGCTTTTTAAGCTTCACCCTGTCGGTTAACGGCGTCGTTGTAAACAGCTTCACCTTCAGCGGCGGGAATATCCCGTATTTGAGAAACGTAACGTACAGCTAATCATGCAAAATATATCAATCGATTTGTCTAACGACATTGGAACCGTAGAGTTTATACATCCAATTAATGACGGTATAGGCAAAACACAAATTTTTACTAAAAGAGGAATAACGGCTTTATTGGCTATCGCTCAAGAGAAAGAAATTGCCAATAGGGTAGAGGATTACCCGGATATAAATACGAACGATAAACGAACCTCCTGGTAAATGCCCTATCAGATCACCGATAAAAGCACGCAGCACGGATCCGGCACACCGCACGGGCTGAATACGCCGCACCGCATGCCGGGGGTGATCGCATCGCTGCGCGACCTGCTGCGGCTGGTACAGCAGCTGTACCCCACCGGGCGCGTATGGAACCTGCCCGAATGGGGTAAGTTCAGCGCCCTGCATGAGGCTATCAACCTGTCGCTGT